GATGTCAATCTTCCTGCATTAGATCATAACAGCATAGTAGTATTTGATTCTCTTACTCAGCTTACTAATAGCGCCATTGCTTTTATAACTAAGAACCAATCAGATGACTACAAGCTTAACTATGACGATTGGGGAAGCTTAGGAAAGCTTCTTGATATCTTCTTATCTCACATACAGCAAGCTAGATATAATGTCATAGTTATATCACATGAGACTGAGGCAGAGACAGAAGGTAAGAAGAAGACTTTAGTGCCAGTAGGAGGGACCAGGAACTTCAGCCGTAACGTAGCTAAGTACTTCGATCATGTTATCTATGCAGAGAGGAAGAATAAGAAACATGTATTCGCTTCTTCTACTCAGTATGCTACTAATATACTTACAGGATCTAGAACAGATGTATCAATGGAAGGAGCTAGTAAGCCTAGTTTACTTTCTATATTTAAACCTTCCAATGACAGTAATACCGATGATACCAAGAGTTCCAATGTCGAAAATAATACAGAAACTAAAGGAGGTAGTGGGGCTTCAGATATCCTAGCCAGATTAGCAAGTAAGAGATAGATAGCTAGATAGCTACGCACTAATACATTAATACCAATACACTAATCCAATAACTTAATATAGAGAGAAATAACATGTCAGATATTAACTTAGATAGCCTTTTAGATTCAACTCTTGATGACCTTAATGATCTTCCTTCATTCAAGCCATTCCCAGCTGGAGCACATAAGCTCTTAGCTACTCTTGAGATTAAAGAGATCAATAATAAGCCAGCAGTAGAGCTAGGGTTTAAGTACGTAGAGCCTATTGAATTTGCTAATCCAGAGGACCAGGCAGCACATGACGCAGGTACAGGTGTTAAAGCAGGTGATACTTCTAACACTATGTTCATACTAGATAATGAGTTCGGACAAGGTAAACTTAAGCAGTGTGCAATACCTTTAGGTGAAGCACTAGGTACCGGAGTACTACGTGAGATCATTGAGCAGACTAACGATATGGAAGTTATAGCTGTTACTGGTCAGCGCGTTGATAAGAACGATAAGGATAAAGTATATCTCGTAGTTAAAGAGCTTGCTGTAGTATAAGCTAGCAGCTCCCAGCTAGAGGCTCGGTACAGGAAACTGTATCGGGCTTTTTTGGTAAGAGCTCCTAGTAAGAGCTCCTAGTAAGAGCTCCTAGGAGATAGCAACTATGCAGGTTTTAATTTGTCGGAGATAACTATATGAACTGGGTGAATGAATTAGAGCAAGATGAGCGAAAAATTTTAAACATGTTGGCAGGCAATTTAGATTTGCCGTATCTAATAGAGTACAGAAACAAAGTACATTTTTTACATGACGTTTATTCAAGAATTGCTGAGTCTGGAAGTTTAGCGAGACAGTTATCAAATGCGCTTAACGCTAAGTAATGTCGAAAAGGAGTAAGTGTCGGAGGTTTGAGTTATGAGTACATTTATAAAAATAGCGTGTGACCAGTGTCATAAAGAGCTTGATGTAGATAGCATTACTCAAACCTCCGAAATGAAGACGTATTCGACTATGGATGGGGTAAGGTGCACAAACACGATGAGCATTATTGTGATAAGTGTTGGCCCGAGTACGCAGATGAAAACCAGATAAGCCCACATAAAACATGCACCATGAATTGTGGCAAGACGGCTTCGGACATTCGGTCATGGGAAGAAATCAAGAGCACCTGTGAAGATTGCCGGGAAGCAGCATTAAAAGAGAGGAAATAGCATTATGCCCGCACCAAGCAATGCACTAGCAGCTCACATAACTAAACTAAGAGCTAAGGAAGCAGCAGCACCAGCTCTAGCCTTAGCCTCCAGCAATAACTTACTATTCTGGGGGACTCATGCAGATAGAGAATACTTACCGCACCTTAAAGGTTGCGTAGGCTCTGCAACTGTATTCCTGCGACTGGATAAGATCACCACCATCACAGCAGTCACCTTATACTGCAAATCTAAAGGAGTCACAAGAGTAGTATCTACTTCTATAGAACTGCTGAAGAAGTTACTAGTATGGGATAAGAGGAAAGCACCATCTCTAGCTAATTATGCAGGAAGCTACTTCACTACTCCAGCTCTTAAGTCAGAAGGACTAGAAGCAGGATCTCCTAAGATAGAGATCATATTTATACAGCCACTTAAGCAGCTAGTCACTGTGCCTTATGGTAGGTTCATGGCTACGCGCCTTATTTCTAAACTAACAGCTCCTGAGAAGTGGTACGCACCAACACCTTTCACAGGCTTTACTGTAGCCACTCCTGAGAATGAGCATGACTTATTCCTACAGTTCCAGTCAGCAGATCTTATCTGTATAGACATAGAAACATTTAAAGAGGGTGCAACTATAAGATGCCTCTCCTATACAGCATTTTATACTCCCACTCACACGTCAATCAGCGTAGTTCTTCCACTAGATAGCGACTATAACCTAGCAATAATGCGACGTTGGAATTGGGAACTGCAAGCACCAAAGGTATTTCAAAATGGAAAGTATGATATTAGTTATCTTGCCCGCTATAGTGCGCCTTGCTATAATTACCTATATGATACTGCTAATCTATTTCATAGTTGGTTTAGCGAGTTACCTAAAGACCTTGGATTCCTTAATAGTTTCTTCATCAGAGAGTCAGTATATTGGAAGGATCTTGCTGAGACTAACGATCTACACGAATACTATCGCTATAACGCTCTTGATACTTGGGGCACAGGGAATGCTTTTCTAGCTATGATACTAGAAGCTCCTGCATATGCGACAGCTAATTATCTACTAGAGTTCCCACTTACATTTCCTTGCCACTTAGCAGAGATGACAGGGATAGCAAGAGATATGCCCCGGATCACAGAATCTAAGGCAATGCTTGAAGAGCTTATATCCACTCATACAACCTCTCTTAACATCATGCTTGATATTCCACCAGGAGAGACGTTCAATACCAACTCACCTAAGCAGATGAAAGCACTACTTAAGGTACTAGGCTGTGCAGATCTTACTAGTGCAGATGAGAAGGCACTTAAGAAAGCTAGATTCCGACACCCTTTTAATGCTCGTATAATTAATAACATATTAGCAGTGCGCAAAGCAAGGAAGTTATTAAGTACTTATCTTACTCCAGGTAAAGAGTTCACACGACAAGATGGTACAGGACATAGGATTCTATATGCTCTTAATCCACACGGTACAGACAGCTCTAGGCTAGCTTCTAGAGAGCACCACTTCTGGGCAGGTCTTAACGTACAGAATATACCGCGCGGACCAGCTGTTAAGAGAACACTTCGCGCTGATCCAGGTTTCCTTCTCTGTGAAGTAGATCTAGAGCAAGCAGAAAGTAGAGATACAGCTTATATATCAGGAGATGAAACTCTTATAGAAAATGTAGAGCATAGTCCTGACTTCCACTGTGCTAATGCTAGCGCATTTTTCGGAGTACCTTTTGATCAGCTCTATGATATAGCTACAGGTAAGAAGCTTAATACTAAACTCCGAGATATAGCTAAGAGAGTAAATCATGGAGCTAATTATAACATGGGACCAGGAGTTCTTATTGAGACAATGGGAGAGGAAGCTATATTAAAAGCGAAACAGCTTCTAGCTCTACCAAGATTCTGGTCCTATATGCAAGTCGCTACACATCTCTTAGAGCAGTTCCATAAAACCTATCCAGATATATCAGGTAAGTTCTATAAAGGTATGGTACAGGAAGTACTTACTACTGGGAAGATCACTAGTCAGGCTTGGCATCACTCTTGGAACGGCTCTATTATGGATGATCTTCCTTGTGTACATAACTCCTATGAAGAGGAGGCAGCAGGCAAATCATGGACTCGCTACTGCTTCAGTGATCCATCTAAATCTAAGAGCGCACTTAACTCTTATATCAGTCATCCACCTCAATCACTAAACGCACAGACATTAAATAAATCCTTCCTTACAGTATTCCACGATATAGCTATCCACCCTAAACATAAAACTAACTTCAAGTTATTAGCGCAAATCCATGACTCCATTCTATTCCAGTACAGAGAAGGACATGAGTATCTCTGTGAGATGGTAAGAGAAAGGATGGAAGTCCCTGTAACAATTAAAGGGTATGATAATAAGATTCGTACCTTTGTAGTACCGGCTGGAATTAAATCAGGGAAGCATACAGAAGCAGGTGTTGCACATTACTGGAGTGAGACAGAATGACTATGAGCAAATCAAATAGGTCACAAAGATATGAAAAGCGACCGAGTAAGAAACTCACAGTAGAAGCAAGCGAGATAATTAGAGATATCCAAGAGAGAGTTCTTAATCTAGCAATACGCTCTCCTAAAGGTAGTAACTTAGATTTTGTAATCTATATCGGGAAGCGGCAACTTAGAGAACTGAGGAGTTATGCAGGACTCTATACGATAGATGATAAAGAACAAGGGGTAGATTCAATAGCTAACATTCCCTTTATAAGAGTGATCGCACAGGATTATCTAGCTGTCTATGAGGTGAGCTAGCTATGGCTACAAATGCGCAGGATGGTGAGCAGCCAGAAGACTTCATAGCCTTATATCTAAAGTATACTGCTGCAACTGAGTGCCCTACATTCTTCCATAGGTGGACAGCAGTAACATCTCTCTCTGCTTATCTAGGAAGGCAGATCTATTTCAATCATGGGCACTTCACTCTATATCCTAACTTGTATACTATGCTTATTGGCTCCCCAGGAACTAAGAAGTCTAGCGCCATTAAGATAGGTGCGAAACTCTTAAAGCAAGCAGGCTATAATACATTCGCTGCAAAGAAGACCAGGCAAGAGAAGTTCCTTCTTGATCTAGCAGAGCAATCAGAACTTAGAGCTAGGGTATCAGCAGATAGCTTAGGTATACCAGATGATACAGGTGCAGGAGACATACTAGATCACAACTTATGGGGAGAGGACATTGATACAGATACAGCAGATAACTATATAGATAAGCCTGCAGCAGAGTGCTTCATAGCAGCAGATGAATTTAATAATTTCATAGGTCTAGGTAATCTAGACTTTGTTTCTATCCTAGGAGAACTCTGGGACTACGAAGGTGTATATGACTACAAACTTAAGAACAGCAAATCAGTCTACATTCCGAATCCGACCCTCTCTATCCTGGGAGGCAACACACCTACTGGATTTAGCCAAGCCTTTCCTACTGAGTCCATTGGTCAGGGATTCTTTTCCCGCTTACTGCTTATATATGGAGAACCAAGCGGAGTTAAGTACACCTTTCCGCCGCCGCCAGATCTTGAAATCCAGACGGATCTTATCGCGCTACTAGGAAGAATCAAACAGACTGTGAGAGGAGAGCTGCGAATGTCTCCAGACGCTATGGAACTTCTAGATAAGATATATAGGACATGGCCAGGTATAGATGATATAAGATTCGAACACTACGCTAACAGGAGACTGACTCACCTGCTAAAGCTAGCACTCGTACTTACTGCTTCCCGCCTAGGGACTTCTATAGAGCTGCAAGATGTAGTAGCAGCAAACACCTTACTTACTTTCACTGAGCAGCTTATGCCTAAAGCTCTAGGTGAATTTGGTAAGGCTAAGCACAGTGACATTACACATAAGATTATGATCGCACTAGATACAGCAGCAGCTAAAGCAGAACCAATAACATTCCAAGGTCTGTGGAAGCTAGTAGTATCTGATCTAGATAATAGAAACCAACTTGTAGAGATAGTGAATAACTTACAGGTAGCCGAGAAGATACAGCCAGTAAATGGAGGCTACTTACCAATTAAGAAAGTAAGGGAGGAAGGAGTTACAGGAGCAATAGATTGGAACCTACTAACTGATAAAGAGAGAGATTTGATATGAAGAAAGCACGCAGCACATATGTTGGACCTAAGAGATCGCAAGGACCACAGGGACCACAACAGCTAGCACTAGTAGCTTATCACGCAAACTGTATAGATGGATTTACTTCGGCCTTTATAACTCACGAGGCACTAGTAGCATCTGGACTTGAAGTGAAGCTACTAGCTATGGAACATAAAGCGGCTAGTGTAGAAGCATTACTACAGGAACTAGATACCTTCGAATATGCTGAGCTTTATATAGTAGACTACTCACTGGAGGTCTCTGTGCTGCATCAAATAGGAGCTGAGCATCCGCTGATGATCTCTACCTTACTCGATCACCACAAGACAGCGTTTGAAAGATATAGTGCTCCAGGATTTAAGGTGCTGTATAGCTCATACTTAGAGGATCAGATAGCTACCACATTCATCACTCTAGATAACTATAAATCTAGTGCAGGTATATGTTGGAGTTACTTTCATTCCGGGCTAGCTCCTGTGCCAGCACTAGTAAAGTACGTACAGGATTATGATCTATGGGCATTCGACTATGGAGATCACACGCGCTGGGTTAATAAATACCTTAAAGGTCAGGAGATGACAGTAAAGAATTGGAGTCTTATACTAGAGCGTATGGATACGCCTTTAGGTTTGCAGCGCATACTGAGAGAAGGCTCTAAGTTACAAGCTAAGCATGATAAGAGAGTATCTCAGATAGCACTGGAAGCATTAGACTTCTTTATAGATGGGATAGGGTGTCTTATAGTAGAGTGTTCTCCTGAGTTCACATCAGATGTAGGACATACTCTAGCTGAGGAGTGCGGCACATTTGGAGTTATGTACGCTGTAGATATGGAGAATTATGAGGTGACTTATAGTCTCAGATCTAACGGAGATGCAGTAGATGCTGGAGTAGATGTATCTGCAATAGCTAAGGAGCATGGAGGAGGAGGGCATAGGAACGCTGCAGGTTTTACAGAGACCTTAGATAAGTTCAACACTAGGGTAGAACTAATGAAAGCTAGGAGGTTTTAATAAGATGTCACACCATGAAATGTTCCCAGAATCACATATAGCTCTTAACAGGGAAGCAAGAAAGCACCCACCACTAATGGAGAGGTTAGCTGCAGCGCAGCTAGATCCAGCAGACTTCATGGCACATGTAACTGAGATAGCAACATATTGTGAAGTCATTCTACATGGAGCTTACGCGCCCTTTGAGATAGATACACTGTGTGGACTGCTAGTACAGAAACTGCAAGATAAGAGAAAGGTGATTATAATATGAGTAAAGCAATAAAGTTATTAAGCCACGGGTTTGTACGTCTTGTAGATAGTATGGGCAGTGATCTATCTATCTCCCGAAACGCAAGAGTATCTTACGATGCGGATTGGAGAGTGGGAGAGGATGCGGGCAGTGATGCTAAGTTGATTAAGTACCTCTATAATAATGGACATAACACCCCATTTGAATCTGTTACTCTTACCTTCGATGTGAAGGCACCTATCTTTGTTTTACGGCAGTGGATGCGGCATAGAACTTGGAGCTTTAATGAGCTTAGCGCACGGTACAGAGAGTTACCTGCGGAGTTCTATGTTCCTGAGTTAGCTCAGATCACCACGCAGTCTACCGATAACAAACAGATGCGGACTACTGAACAGAACCCGTACGCTGGACATATTCAGGCAGGTATTAATACGCAATGTCATGAAGCGTTCTGGCAGTATGAGGAACTACTAGAGAAGGGTTGCCCTAGAGAACTAGCGAGAGGCGTACTACCTGTGAATACTTACAGTCACATGTTTGGTACAGTGAACCTGCATAACCTCTTTAGGTTCTTAGGGGAGAGACTGCACCCACATGCTCAGTATGAAATAAGAGTCTACGCAGAAGCGATGCTTGAATTGATTCGACCCATTGCACCAGTAGCGGTAGCGGCATTTGAAGAAGCTAATAGAGAGGAGAAAGTATGAATGAGCAGATAGGATCGCAAGGCGCACAGTGTGTAACTAGTGACGGCTCTACAGCAAGCTACTACGAGTTACCAGAAGGTGCCACAGAGCTGCAACATCTAATTTCAGCTAAGAATATGAACGCACAGATAGGAGAGATCTTTCGGGAGAGTTATAGATATGGAGAAGCAAGCCACTGCACAGAACTTAGAGGAATAAGGAAGATTAAGTTCTACGCAGCAGCAGAAGAGGAGAGGTTGCTAGGACTTGCAGCATCGAGATCAAAACAATTTAAGTCACTTAAGAAGGAACTTACAGGAGGTAATCAGTTACATTGGGGAGATGGGGATTAGCACCGGCTCTAGCACTACTCACCAGAGCTGCTATTAGTAAAGTCTTTCAGCTCTCTCCCTCCCATAATCACCTGCATACTTTGACTGAATGGACTGCTAAGATTATCTCTTAACTTATTAGTTTGGGATACATTAGCAGTCTTATTCAGTTGCACCATCCACTTACTGAACTCCTCTTGCCTCCCACCTGTAGCAGCATACTCCGCTGCAAATCCTTCCACTTGTTCCAAGCTCGGATCTTTACCTGCAAGCATCGTAGTCTTAATAGCTTCCCCTAGTACTTGCCTCTTCTTACTATCAGCTGCTTCATAAGCTAAGTGCCGATACATACTATCAAGAGCAATAGCTTCTTCTAGCGGCTTACCCCCTAAGACTCGCCCCAAATTAGCTAAAGATAAGAGGTCATTACTAGCTACCACATTACCTCTTTTGGAAGTACTGTAGCTAGCTGCTAGTGGATTATCAAGCCCTTCAAGAGTCTGTGCTAATCCAGCAAGAGGTCTAGAGATTCCATTATGCTCTAGTCCCTGTAGCAGTGTACCTAACACATCACCACCAGCTCCCAGTTTCTTAGCAGTCTCAAATAAGTTACTAAACACTTTACCTGTAGTCTGCACTATAGCAACCTGTGAAGGATCAGTAGGAACTATAGTAAGGTGCCTAGGATTAATATCACCACGAGTATATAGGTTCATCTTAAGGTCAGGATGTAAGAGACCTAGTGCATTAGAAGCTGCACCGTACATAAGCCAGTTACCGCCTTCCTTCCCTGCAATTCCATACGTAGCATCGTAAGCATCTCTGTGCTCAGTGTTACCAGAAGCTGTACCTACCAAGTGCGTATTAATAGCATTGAATCCAGGTAAGCCATTCATTCCATGTATAGTACCTTGTAATGCTAGCAGTGTCATGCTGTCCTTAACGTGACCTTCACCTACATGTCGTAGTAACTGCTGCATCAAGTTAAACTGGTAAGTCTGGAATAAACCTATAGCTTGTCCGATAGGTCCCTGAAACATCATGGGCCGCTGAGCTGCTAGGTAGTTCCCCTGAGTCCGGTTAACAAAGGTGTTGATATAAGCAAGCTGCTCTTTACCTGTCATCAGATTTCTCTGCACTGCGATATCAGTCATCTGCTTCATAACATCTGCAGCAACAAAGCGGTTAAACTCTTCAGCCAGCTTATTACCAGTTATAAATTCTCCAGTATCCCCAGCTTTCTTAGCGTTCCTCTTTATTGTATCCCACCTACCATCAATACTCTTCTCCCAGCTAGCAGTACTCCCTGAAGGATTGAAAGTAAGATCATCTAGAGTACTCTTATACTGGTCACTGATAGATGTAATGAATCCATTATCTTTAAAGAACTTAAAGTCAGGACTGCTAGCACTATCGAAAGCATTAAACTTCCTGACACTAGCAGCTATCATCTTAGTAGGAGACTTTATCAGCTGACCTGTACCTGGCACAGTGACATCCATCAGCTTAGATAGAGCACCTGCAGCTTCAACATCACCGCGACTGATTGCTCTTATTACTGCTGCAGTCTCAGCACCAAGAAGTACATTAGCACTGATTGCGTTATTCACAGCATTAAGAATATCCCACCGTAGGACCACAGTGGCAAGAATACTATTAGCCTTTTGAACTATAGAGGATAGCGCTCCCTTAGCTGGAGTAGCATTCGCAAAGATATCCATAGATTCATCATATGCGGCGCCCTTATATCCAGCTTTACGTAAGATGCTATCCACCTCTGCTAATTGCTCAGGAGTTTTAGCTGTCTTAACTACATTACTAGCGCGCTTGAGAACAGAACTAAGAGCTTTATCAGCCATTGTATTTGTCCATACCCACCAAGGATAAGATTCATTCTTTTTCTTTCCTAACGCTGTATCTACGTAAGTCTTAAACGGATTATTCTTAGCTTCAGCTACACCAGCCAGACTTCTAATATCACCGAACGTACTGCTACTTATATTATCAGCTCCTTTACCTAAAGCTTCTAACTCTCTAAATTGGACTTCATACTTAGCGGTCACAGCTTCTCGTACTAGTGAAGACTCTCGCAGTGAATGCCAGTTAATCATATCATCTACTATCTTCTTAGGATCAGTAGGAGCAAAGAACGGAGCACTGACACCTTTCCTGTGAGCTTCAATATCCATGTAGTTATTATTAAGGCTCTTCTCGTAGTCATACTTACCTATAGATTCAAAGTGTTCCTTAGCATCATTCTTAAGTAACACAGTCAGGTGAGGATTCTGTTTAAGCTTAGCTACTTGAGACTCTAGCTCTTCAGCAGTAGAAGCAAAGAGAGTCTTAGTGTGATTACCACTAGTGATACTCTCATCTATTACCATAGCGAAGTGAGGGAAGTTAGTAGGATCTACAGGTATAGGATAGAAAGCATCAGGATCTCTCTTAAACTGCATACCTTGCGCTGTACGTATCTCAGCTAGCCCTCTAGTCCGCTTACCATTTAGTTCAATATGAGCTTTAACTAAGTTCCTTACTTCACTAGATCTTAGCTCTATTCTAGGCTTCATCCCAGGATTAGCTAAAGGTTGCTGCTTAGGTACAGGCAGTCCTTCAGCTGTAGCTTTCTGTGCAGCTTGTCTCCACCGGATTGTAGCAAGGGGCTCTAGTGCATCACCAGTCGCATTGAGTCCGTAAATACCTTCAATAGATCTTATCTCCTGCTGCAACAGACTCCACTCAATAGCAGCTTCTTGATTATTGCCTAGCTTATATAGCAAAGGTTCTAGAGCTTCCTGAGTCTTAGCTGTGAACTTCCTTATTACGTCTATAGTAGTGCGACCTATATTCTCAACTGACGAAGCCAGAGAGCCGTAACTACCATTTGCAGAATAATGGAAACCAGCTCCAGCACTAGAAGGGACAGCACCTGCAAAAACTTTACCACTGTTAATATCTTCAAACCTAGCATAGTGCTCTCTCAATACTCCAGCAGCTCCTCTAGAAGTTCCGTCCTGATATAGCTTCTGCTGTTGCTTAATGATAACCATATTCTCTACAACGAAATTATTAATGCCCTTAAAGGGAGTTGTATCATATGTTAGTTTCACGTGCTGAGGAACATTCCAAATATCAACAGGTCCCGCCCTTTCTCTACGGGAGCCCTGCTCTACAAGCTTCTTAGTATAGACTGCTGCATGATCTTGCATAGCTAGAATATCACTAGTATGATATAAGCTCGTAGGATCTTTTACTAAGTTTCCACTTAATGCAGAAGACTTCATATTCACTATAGCTGCAATCTCATCCTGAGTTCTAGTAGCAGCAGCTTCAGGATCAAGGAGCTTATTAGCAATAGCCACTTTCCTATCACCTAGAAAGTCCTGCATAGAGGAAGCATTAGGAGTAACCTCACCTTCCTTTAATCCTTTAAATCTAATGTAAGCATAGTCTGCAGCAGGTACGTCTGCCATCACCTTCTCCATAAGAGGGATGTCGTCCACATGCACAGTGAGAGGATTCTTAAAGTTAGGTGCGAAGTCATCCAGCTTAGATGCCCAAATGTATCTAGCCTGCGCTGAAAAAGGATCAGCTTTAGTGATATTCCAAGCAGCAACTTTGCCTAGTTTAGAGATTGGACCTAAGTTAAACTTAGTATCGAAATGGAACTTCTTAGCTCCAGCTGTGACACCTTCAGTTGTAACTTCAATCACACCAGACTTCACAGTGTCTATAAGAGAAGTGAGCTTAGGAGTTTCAGGAACTACTCTACCTACATCTTCACCCCAAGTCTTAGTGTATCTGACAGCTATCTGACTAGCGGCAAATTCATCCATTTCCTTAGTAGTGGCTTTACCTTTAGCTACCTTAGCTTGTAGGAGCTCCATGCGGCTTGCTAACTTAGCTTTAGCTCCCATACGCGTAGTCTCTAACACCCCTATAAAAGAAGACTGTTGAGACCTGAGTGAGCTTCTCTTAAAAGATTCAAACAAACTCTCAGCTACCTCCTGATCACCATCAGCTAACTCTCCAAACTCCTTCCTGATCCTAGTTTCCAGAGTCTTCCGCTTAGTCTTAGCTGCTTCTGTTAGGTGCTCTGCTCTGCTAGAAGATATGTTCTTAGGTATTGCAGGTATGTTATTAATCTGCTCGAAGTCTAGTACTATCTTCTCATATCCTTTAGACTTAGCTGCAGCTTCCTCAACTGCAACCCACGGACGAGCTTCAATAGCAGCAATATCTGCAGCACGCTTTAGGGAGAAGGATATCTTAGCTGCATCTACCACACCTCCTACAAGTCCAAAGACTCCAGCACCAAATGCAACGTTAGCTACAAAGTCACCGAAGTCTTGGTTCTCGAGTATAGGGCTATTGAATAAGGTAGCAGTCACAGCAGTTTCAAACGCAAGAGCTTCCAGTGCGTTCTGTCCGAAACCATTAGCAACTGCGGTCAATGCATTACGCTGTAAGAGACCGGCGGCTGAAGAGTTAGTTGCGACTTCCACTAGCGCCTTATCTATGAACTCCTTCTTCCTATTAGATACAAGTAGTCCCATAGACCTACCCATACCAGTACCTAACTTACCTGCACCTATAGCAGTCTGTAAGGAAGCCTGTCCCATGTTAAGAGCTTTAATCCCAAGGGAGCCAGGAACCAGAGAAGAGACTACGAAACCAAAGAGGTCTGTACCTTGTTGATTCTCTTTATAAAACTCAGCTAGATTAGAGTCCAAGTTAGTTATAACTTCCTCTGTCTCAGACCGTTCAAAGTCTCCACCGAAGAAGTTACCTACATCAGGAGCAATATTATATATCTGATTGGCTCCGCTGATAAGACTAGCTGAGATGAATTTAGGTATACTCTCTACGAAGTCACCTGCACTCTCAATAAAAGGCTTATTGCCATTAGCTACATTAAGAGTATCTGCAGCCACCATATAGGAAGGCATAGAGGACTCAGTAGGATCTTCACCTGACTGTATCTTAGCTAAAGCTTCTTCATAAGCTGTACGGAATTTGGGATCTGACATAGGAGGTTCCTAGTTACTTGCTGTAGGTGTTGTTGTAGGTGGCGTCTGCTTTCCTAGCTCTTCAGTTATATAAGCTCGAACTCTAGTTACGTCCATAAGATTTAAAATCTGGAATCGAGCCTTTGCTTTATCTATACTTGCCCGTATTTCTTTTCTAGTAGCGCCGCCTAATATTGAAACTAGG